ATGCTTGTTCACCACGTTTAACTTCTTCTAATGACTTATCCGCCATACATCATCCCTGATTGTGCTTTGATTTGTGCGATAGCTAAATCAGTCTCAGCTTTTAATTGTGCCTTGAAGCGTTCTAGTTCTGCTTGAGCTGCTATCTTCTCACGTTCAATTATAACATCATTCTGTGAACGTACTTGCTCTTGTTGTAGTTGAGCTTGAGCTTTTTGTTGTTCAATTTGCAACTGACCTTGCACCATAATCTCTGCTTCAGAAGGTTTATCTTGCTGACCTTCTTGCTCAGGTGTATTAGCTGGGTTAATCCAGAACTCTTCAGGGTTTTTAAAGCCTGCGTTCTGTGTAAGTTTAGCTAATGCGTTGTAAATCTTTTCAGGTGATGTAAGACCTACTTGGATAGCTTCTTTTTGCATATTCAAGATAGATGTTAAGTGAATTAACTGTTGGTCTTTATTACCAGCACCTAAGCCTACAGAGATAGATAAGTCTTTACGAGCTTTCCATTCTCTAGGGTCTACTTCTACCCATTTGTTACGTAGACGAATAATGTCTGGTTTAGTAAGTGTTGTTCTTACCAAGTAATGCACAAGTTTAAATAGCTCTTTAACACCTGTCTCTGCGAATGTACGTGCTACTAACTCAATACGTTGTTGAGACGCATTCATTATCTGTGCTACACCGGTAGCTGTCTTGTTAAGACTATTAGCATCTAAGCCTTGGTTATAAGCTGTGATACCTGTTCTCTTTTCTTTCATAGAGTCCATGTATTCAACCATACCGAATGATGATGCTGGTAATGGTGGATGTGATAAAGGCATAATACCTGTACCTGGGTCACCATCTACACGAACAATACCACCTGGTCTTGACGTTAGCATATCATCTAGGTTTACTCTGTCACTAATAGCATAACGACCATTGTTAGCTAGATACATATTATCTAACTGACCACGAATAAGAGTAGACTTAATGAGCTGAATGTCCATAGTCAAGTCAGCATAAGAACGACCAATATGTCTATGTGGCATTATCATAGGTGTGATACATGCGAAAGGTACATACTCACATTTCTCTTTATAAAGAACTGTGTTACCTAATACGACTACTCTATATCTTTCACCATCTAACTTAATGTATGTGTCTTTAACGAGTGCTTCTTGTGACTCAATAGCTCTATCATATTCTTCATCATAAATATCACGAGCATTAGACTCTTCTTCAAAAGTGTCTCGTAGGTCTGACATAATAGACTTGATGTATTCTAATGGCTTGTCAAACGTTTCAGCAATGTCAGCTAACTGCATAACTTCTCTGTGTTGAACAAACTTAGCATCTTGTAGGTTAGGACCATTAACTTCTACAGAAATCATCATGTTTTCTGGAGCTACGTTCTCAATATGAATCTCTGTTTCTTTTTCTGTAACCTTGAGCTTAACGTCATGTAACATAGGTTGCATAACTGTAGCTGGGTCAACACCATTCATAGCTGCTTGTTGATAGACAACATCCATGTTGACACTTGGGTCAGGGTAACCAGTATGCTCTAATACTTCTGTATTCTCATCTGAAGCCAACATTTGAAGTTGGGCGTCTGTCAACCCCTTGTATTCGTATTCTTCTTCTTCCTCTTCTTCTTCGGCATATACTTTTACATAACCGTTCTTAGAGAGTAGTGCGTCTTTAAACCATACGTAGAATATCTTGAAGCCTTCGTTTTGCTCCATCACTACATGGTTAATATAATCTGTTTCTTGTTCTGCTGCTTCTTGGTCTTCAGGACCTTTAGGGTCAAACTGAACAACCTTATCACCGGCTACAAAGACTTTTAAAAGCTGAGGGAGAGCTGACTCAATAGTATCTTGAACGTCATACGATACAACTTGTGAACGACCTTCTTCTTCGTTACCGAATGGTTGTCCTAGGTAGTAGTCAATCGCTTCTGCTCTATCATTAGACAATGCACTATCATTTACACCATAGGCTATATTCTCTTGCGCCTCTATCTGTGCAATTATTTCCATGTCTTCTATATTCATCAAACAATTCCTCTATTTGTATATTGTATTTTCTCTTTGCTCCATGACTCGTTCTTCATAGACTCAATAGAGGTACATAAATATCTGAACGCATCTGCTCCATGGCTGTATTCGTCATGTAGTGGCGCACCAGGTTCGTTAGTTGCAGAGTTTATACTTCTGCGATAATTCTTTAAACATTCAACAAGTCTTTGTGCTGACTTATCAAAGTATATACGGTGGAAGTTCATACGTGCTAACTTAATACCAGACTCTATGTCTGCTTTAGGCACGATACGAATATCCCATCCTAACTTCTTCATAATATCTTCTGCTGATATACCATGCTTAAAGTCTTTAGACTGTCCGTCATGTGGTAAGAACATTGTACCCCAGTTATAGGATAAGTTCTTTAGTTGTGCAGAATAGCTATCTAGTGTTCTGTGGTCATCTTCTATATAACCAATGATGCGTAAGTCTGATATACCCTTTTGGCATAGGATAACTGACATGCTGTCGTTCCATCCTAAGTCCATGACTACATGAACCTTCATCATAGGGTCATAAGGTACAGTTGTTATACGGTTACCTTCTTGTGCTTCACGTATCTCGTTAGAGTATATAGCACCATCTACAGCAGCCTTACATTCACCTAGCCATATGTTTGCATAATCAGGGTTAGTCTTCTCACTATGTAGACGTTCAATTTCAAGAACCTCGCTGAACCATGGATTATCCATGTAATTTAGCTTAACTACCTTAGCGTTCTCTGGTGGGTTTACGCAATATCGCATGTATGTATCATCTGTATCTAGCCCAGGGTTGAATGATACCCATATCTCTGACTCTGGTTTACGTATTGTAGGAATGAGTATATCCCATGACTTCTTGCTAATTGTCTGTGACTCTTCACACCACACACGGTCTATTCCCTCATAGCTCTTTATTGACTCTGCTGTGTTATTGGCTAAGCCTGTAAATACAAATAGACTACCGTTAAGACCACGTATCTCTGACTCTAGTACTTCATAGAACTGACCTAAGCCTAATGCTTGTATCTGGTCTGACAAAAGCTGGTGAACTGAGTTTTTAATACTACGTTGCACTTCTCGTGCACATAATACACGCAATGGTTTATTAGCTGCTTGCAATAATAATGCTCTAGCAAATCCCCATGACTTACCTGAACCTCTACCACCGTATGCTACTTTGTAACGGTGTGGTTCAAATAAGAAGTCTAGTTTACTCGGAAACTGGGCTATCGTCTGGCTTGACAAAGCTAATTCCTATTCCAATAGGTAAATCTTTACCATCTGCACCAGTCAGCTCTGTAGTTGCTACTGACTTACCATCCACTCTATCAGCAAATTCTTTTATAGCAGATACGTCACCACTAATAGCTTTATCTATCAGAGCTTGTGCTACTTGACGTGCTACTTCACCTTCGCTTTGCTTATCTATTCTTTTAATCGTTTCCGCAAATAACCTATTGATTTTACTAGAGTTCGTATTGCCAGGTTGTCCGCCTACTTTTCTTTCTTGTGTGTCGTTATCCATTGTTTTGCAACTCCCTTAGGTTGGTTGCCCTCTATGTTTATCGGCTTAGTAAGCCTCTATAGTACATTTGTTCAATTAGTCTTGGGTCTATATAGTTTTGTTGCATAGTCATACCAGGATTAAATAAGTTTTGTCTATATTGGTCTGCCATTTGACCCTTACCTGAAATAGGTGGTGTCATATTGCGTCTCATTTCACTTATCATCTCTGGTGTCATTTTCATAGGCTCTGGCATTGGTCCTACTTGTGGACTTAATAAACCTTGTTGAGCCATTTGACGAGCCATTAACTCCTGTTGAGTTGGTTGACCGCCTGTCATAGCATTTACTAAATAGTCTAAGAAGTTCATAGTTCGCTTTCCTTGTTATTCCCTGTAAGAGGATATATCATTCTTTGGTATGTGTCCCACCATTCTTGACTATAGTCTGTATTCTGATAGTCTTTAAAGCATGGTGTGCCTAATGTGTGATGCACTAACTTAGCATCTGGGTTGTATTCGTATTCTGTTTCTAGCCAGTTCCATGTTTCGTCTAGCTTACCTACTTGTTCTTCTGGATACTTAAGCCATTCAAACCTGTGTAGGTATTTACCTGTTTGTTCTTGAATAAACCTAGGCGTTAGCTGACGGTTCAACCAATGTGAGCAGTTCCATAACATAACACTTGACCAGTTCTTTTTAGGATAGTCTTCGTTCTTTGCACCTAGATACTTAACAGGATGCTTTGTTGTGTAATGATGCTTGACTACCTTGATTGCTTCGTCATTATCAAAGTTAGCTAGTATCTCTGCTATATCTGTTCTGCATATCATATCGCCATCTACGAATAGTGCGATACCTTTAAAGTTATTTAGATATGGCACTAGAAAGCGTGAATAGATAAATGCGTTACTACCGTCTTTATGTGTTTCTTCGTAGTCTTTTAAAGTATTTAGTGCTAATGGTGTAAAACTTACCGGTATAGATGACTTCTCTATAACTGACTGGCAAAAGTTGTGATAAGCAATTGGTTCTACCTTGCCATCATATCCTACATATATATCTAGTTTTACCACTTAATTTTTATTGGCTATTTGTTTGCAAATGTTTATAAAATATTCTTGGTCAAATTGTTGTTTCATAAAATTAACGTCTTTATGTACTAACTGAACATTACCAACAATGTATCCTTCAGAGTTATCAACTCTATCTATTGATGCTGTTGCTGTTAAACCTTTTTCTGCCCATCCTATTGGAATACCTGATAAGGCACATACGCCTTCTTGTTCTTCATACATATTCCAAATGTATTCTATGGTTAAGTCCCAAGCATATCCTCTTGAAAGACCACCTTTTTGTTTCATATTAAACCATGTATAAGGAATAGAATGATACTTTCCCTTAAAGTTATTATCATGGTTACTACAAGAACGACATTTCCAATTGCCTTTGATAGCATCTTCTAAATGCCCTTTTCTTCCGTATGACTGTAAAGAGCCACAATTAGGGCAAGTCTTAGTATATGTTTTTGTTACCACTTAATTTTGTTGCTCCACCATGCAGCACTCATTTTTCCTTTAGCAATGTTCTTAGCGTGTCTTGCTTTAAAAGACTTTGCTCTATCTGTATTTGTTTTATCACCACTTACGCCTTTTTGTCCAAAGCGTATGAGTTTCTCTTGGTCACCATCTTTAGCCAATACTGCATGTGACTTAGTAGGATGATTAGGCGTTCTCTTAGGTTTATTATAACCTGAGAATGTTTCCTTGCCCTTCTTAATCATTTCTTTTTCTTAGCTGTCTTTGCTGATTGTTTAAATGCCATAGCAGTAGGTGCACCTTTAGAGCCTACTTTACGCATCTTCTCACCAGAGCCTGCCTTGATTCTTGCACGTTTATTTGCAATATTACTGTACAAGCCTGGTTTACTTGCCACGTTTAGCTGCCTTTTTCATAGGCTTAGCTGTCATAGCTTTAGCTGTTTTCTTTGCGTATGATTTAGCTTCTTTCTTACCCTTTTCGGTGTAAGCAAATTTCATTTTTCCGACCATTGGCATAATTATTTACCTTTCTTTTTAGACATACCTGCTTGTGATAAAGCGATTGCTATCGCCTGCTTAGGATTTTTAACAACTGGACCTTTTTTAGAGCCAGTATTTAAAGTACCTGCTTTAAATTCTTTCATGACTTTGCTGACTTTCGCCATCTTGCCTTTTTTCGTTGTTGGCTTCTTCATAGCTTTTCCTTAACTTAATAAATCGGTGGTCATATCTGCAATCATTACACAAGCTATACTCGGTGAAGTCAAATGGTTCACCACATTGTTCGCAAATAGATAGTTTCATAAAAAGAAAAAGCCCAACCAAGGAGAGAGTATGGTCAGGCTTTTGTGGGATTACGTTATTAACGGACAGGAGTTGTCCAACAAGTAGTATTATAGCATACTTTGCTATATCTGTTCAACAACATTATGCGTTTATCCTAGCAGTTGC